GAGATTTGCCGCTTAGCGATCTTTGGGAGGATACCCCCCGAGGAAATGGAAGCTGAAGCGGCCAAGCTCTTGACCACAAGGAAACAAACCCATGTCTAAGCTGAACCTCTATCGTTACTTCCTGCCCCTCGCGACGAATGCGGGGCTCTCGACCGAACGCGCCCGCAAGGCGTGGGAGGCTGAAGCTTTAAAGGTCGCTGGGGGCTACACGCTGAACGCCTTCGCGGATGGCGTGTGGCAAGGGGAAGGCGGCAAGGTCTACAAGGACCGTATCGCCCCCTATGACGTGGCGACGGATCGGGAGGGGGCCGCCAAGCTCACTGAGGCTTGGTTTAAGGCCTTCCCGGATCAAGAAGCCCTCTTCGTCGCCAAGCTGGGGGAGGCGACCATTCTCCCCCGTGAGCTGGCGGCCCTCGGCGCGTAGCTTCAAACTCAAGCCCCCTGGAGTGATCCGGGGGGCTTTTTTGTTGTCCCGAGTTTGCGGGGCCGCGCCCCTCGCTGGAATGCCTAGGCCAGCCGACGCGGAACCGTGGCTTCGATCACGGAAACGTGAAGCTTCCAAGGTTGACAAACTCAATTCCCCATGGTATCGTCCGCAGGACGGCGACCCGCAGGGAGCGGGGCCTTAGCGGCATTCGATACCTAGCATATGCCGAAACGGGTAAACTTAGCAAAGCCGCTCACACAAGCAAATTTGACAAGCTTATCAAACCCGTGTATATCGCGGGCTCTCACGGTCAACAGGAGGACCCAATGACCGACCTACTTACAGCCCCCAACGTCGGGACTGGCCCCCATGGCGTCGAGCATGACGCCTCGGACGGCTTCTATTACCTGACGCTCCACGGGACGCGCACGGGCAAGAGCTACCCCCTCGGGAAGACCGCCTATCGCACGGCCCGCAAGCTCAACGATGAGCACGGCCCCGAGGCTGTGCCCGGCTTCCTGGAGGACCCGGAACCGAAGGCGACGGCCCCCGCGCCCAAGCCCAAGGCTCCCAAGCCCGCGCCAACTCCCAAGGCTCCCCCGAAGATCGAGGAGCCCGGCAAGGTCTTTAAAGGCACGCGCGAGGAGTGGCTTAACGGCTTCATCGCGGCGGCCCGCCCCGTGTTCAAGGCGCATGGGCTGGAGCTTCCCGAGAAAATCCGGGCGAGCGTCGGCTTCATGTTCCGGGGCGGCAAGGCTATCGGGCAATGCTGGCACGAAGCCAGCTCGACGGACGGGACGCGCGAAATCTTCGTGATCCCGACGCTCGACGACAGCGCGCGGATCGCGGACGTGCTCACGCATGAGCTGTGTCACACGCTGTTCGGCCCGGACGAGAAGCACGGCAAGAACTTTAAAGCCGCCGTGACGAAGCTGGGGCTCGAAGGCAAGGCGACGGCTACGGTCGCCGGGCCGGGCTGGCTCGAATGGGCCGGGCCGATCCTGGAGGACTTGGGGCGCATCCCCCATGCCGCCATCGACCCCGCGCTCTCCGGCGTCAAGAAGCAGAAGACCTACCTCCTCAAGTGCGAGTGCGAGGAGTGCGGCCTGATCTTCCGGGCGACCGCGAAGGCGATCAACGGCAAGACCCTGCGCTGCACCGACGCGGACTGCGACGGACTGGTCAAGGTCGAGGGCGCGGAGGAGACCGGCGAGTGATCCTTGCCGACCTCCACCCGCGCCTGCGAAGGCACAAGGTGCAGGAGGCTCTGGGAGCGGCCCTTCGTCAGATCGAGGGGCCGACCTCAACCTCCGACCTCGTGAAGCGCATAGCTGTGATCTTGGGAACCCCCAAGGAGACCACGGCTATCGCGCGGCTTGTCGGCGAGCTGGCCCCGGATCACCCGAGCGCCAGGGAGACCGGCGAGACCTTCATGAAGTATGGGCGCTTGATGAAGCGGCGCGAATGGCTTCCGTCGCACGCCAAGCGGACGAACAAGAGCCGGGTCGAGCTAGACCCGGATGAGCTGGCGCGGCGACGCGCTGTGATTGCCTCCCATGAGGAGGCGGATGAGTGGACCGTCCAGCCGGACGAGCCGGAATTTTTGGAGGACTAGACTATGGGTAAGAGCTTTAAAGCCCTCGTGCATGTGGGCGAAACGCTGAGCGACGACTTCACCCAGATCGTGGCGTGCATCGACGGCCAGCTCTGGGAGCTGGACAGCGTGCTCTCGGCGATCAACAAGGATGCGGTCGGCTACCGCCGCTCCAACGCGGCCAACCTGACGGGCGGGGCGAACTACGTGCCCGGCGAGCTGGAGCAAGCCGTGGGCCGCTCGGCTGAACTGCTGCAAGCCCTCAAGCCGGTCGCCGAGCTGGCGGCCAAGTGGGCTGCGGAGGACGCGGCGCTCGCCGCCGATCCCGGAGCCGCCGCACGCGCCGCGAAGACCTACGAGGCTAGCGCCGATCCGCGCAAGCCGGGCCGCTACGAGATCAGGGCATGAAGTGGCGCACACAACCGGGCCTCCCCTCGCGGGGGGCTCGCGTCGTGCTCCAGGGCCATGAGGCTCCGGTCATGACGGTCGCCCGCCACACCCAGTATGACAACGGCGAGGTGGAGTGCATCTGGTTCACTCCCGATCACGTGGTCCAACGGGCGTGGCTCCCTGCCTCCCTGCTGCGCGCCCCGCCGCGCAAGCCCTTCCTTCCCGGCTCCGTGCGAGCTGGCGTTATGGGGCTTGACCGGGGCCGCCGGAGGGGCTAGGCTCATCCGGCATGAGGTTGCGTCACCTGGGGGAGGGCTTCGGCCTTCCCCCTTTTTCTTTGGAGCTGAGCATGGCGACCGTCTTCGAGACCCCGAGCGCAGAGACCGCGAGCTGGCAGTACAAGGCCATCGTCGCCACGCGCGGCAATCAGACCCTCCTCGGCGCGATCTTCCTCCAGATCATCGGCAAGCAGGCGAAGCACCCCCCGCAGATCATCGGGACCGCGACGGTCGATGAGGAGGGGCTGTGCTGGACCCTGATACGCAAGCAGCACGGCGCAGAGATCGCCGAAGGCATGGTGTGCGTCGGGCTGATCGGCGACCTCGTTGACGAGTTCCGCAGGCTGGCCGACTTCCTCAAGCTGGATGACCAGGAGCGCGTCGAGCTGTTCGACGAACTGCGGAAGTGGGTCGCGGTTGACCTACGCGCAGATCACGCCGAGATGCAGCACGAGGGGCAGACCCTCCACTAGGGCAGGAACCACAGGAGGCTCGGGCCAACCCCGATGCAGTAGGCCTCCAGGCGCGTCCGCGCCAGCTTCGCCAGCACCTTCTCCTGCCTAGAGATCAGCGCCTCGCGCGCCTCCTCGGTCATGTCCGGGTTCGCCTTGCTCACCATCTCGACGGCCAGGACCCGCGTCGCCACGCCGTTGTCCGCGCCGACCGCGCCCATGTCCCGCAGCATCGCGCCAATCTCCTTGGGGGCGAGCACGTCCTGGACACGGGTGAGCGCGGAGTAGTCTTTAAAGTCAATGGGCTGGAGCACCATCTGGCCCATAATCTCCCGGCCCTCGAAGCACCAGGGCTCCTCACGCTCGGGGGCGTCCTTCTGCCTGACGCACCGCACGCTCACCGCGCGCAGGCCCTTGTTGCGCGAGACCTGGAACGCCGCATCGACCGCACCCTCAAGCGCGTTGGAGCCGCGCATGCCGCGCCCCTCTTCCTTGCCGGTGTGGTGGACCACGAGGACGGCGCACTTCAGGTGCGTCTTGATTGCGTCGAGGAAGGAGATCATCAGGCCCATGTCGCGGGCGTCGTTCTCGTTCAGGCCTACAGCCGTCCGCGCCAGCGTGTCGATGACCACGAGGCCGGGCCGCAGCACCTCAATCTCCTTGATGAATTCGAGCTTCGCCTCATCGTCGGCGGCCCATGGGGCTTCGTTGATGAGGTAGAACGGGATGGGACCATCGACGCCGCGCGCCGCCTTCCAGGCGTTCTTGCGCTCCTTCACGCCGCGCCCGCCTTCGCCCGCCACGTAGACCACGCACGTCCCGAGGGTCGCCAGCTCGGCGCTCCAGTTGACGGCAAGGTAGGTCTTTAAAGAGCCCGGCGGCCCGAACAGGACGCTCACGCCTTCGTCGGGGAACAGGTCGGGTATGAGCCAGCTCGGGGCAGGCCAGTTGTCGGCTTCTTCCTCCGTCCACGGACGGAACCGGCGACGCCGGGGCTTGGGGTCGGGCGGGGGCTCCTCATCGGGTAGGTCTCCGAGATCAAGCGTGTCTAGGACTGATCCGAAGGCCTCCTCTGAGGAGCCCGCCGCCCATGCGCCCGCCTCGTTCTGGGCGTAGCGAGCTGCGTTTTCGACCTTGCACGCCAGCTCATCTTCGTCCCATGGCGGTACGCAATGAGGGTTCCAGAGTTCGCACAGGAGCGCCAGCGCCATCTCCTCGGAGATGCCCAGGTTCATCACCTTGCACGAAATTACAAACGTAAACTGATCGCCCATGTGCCCCTCGACCGCGACCTTGCCTTGGGCCACACAGTCGAGCAGGAACTTCCGGGCGCGGTTGACATTGATCGGCGCGTCGAGGTCATCGACCGCTGCCTTGACATGCTCCCGCTTTAAAGCTTCAAGGAACTGCCCGACTTCGGGGGGCAGGGGCGCGGGCGAGCGGTCATCCTCGACCACATACGGCTTACCGCCGACCACCGAAGGCGGTACAAGCGCATAAGAGCCAACGCCTCGGGTGTCGATATGCTCGCCGAGCTTCGACTGAGTTGCCGGGAGAATGCCGGTGTAATACTCGTGGAGCCCGCCGCGAGGCGTGCGGACTTTGTAAGTTGCCGGGAGGCGAACGTGCTCATCTTGCCACTTCTCCCACGCGATGATCCCCTCCTGGCCGTCGAGGTCAACGATACCCTGCCCGACCATGTGAGGACTGAACGCGATATTGTATTGCGGGTTCTCCGACCACCAAGCGTCAATAACCGCAAGATCAGTCGAAGCATCGTGGAACCCATTCGGCGTGGCGGGTTGCTTTAAATCCACCTTGCAGGGGAATACAGGGACGCCGTTGCTGGCGAGGCGCTGTGCTTCTGCGTGGAGTGCTGAGAGAGGTTGCATGTTTCCGCTTGACGGGGGTCCTAGACAGCCTTAGAAAGCACCCTTCACCACCCGTTGTCAACCCCAGGCATGGAGACCCCGATGACGAAATCCCTGCATCAACAGATCAAGAGCGCCACCGCGCTCCAGAGCATCCGACAGGCCGAAGCGATGGCCGGTCACACGGTCGGGCAGCACTATCGCCCGTTCCGCCAGTTTCCGCAACTGCTCGCCACCACGCCGCGCCGCCACAAGGCGAACCGGCAGGAGAGCAAGGCCCGCGCCCGCTGGATGGGGCTCTACCGCTTCTTCCGGCCCGAGAGCTTCCACGACGGCGAATACGGCTTGGGGCTTTAAAGCCCTCCGATGATCCTCGACTACAACCCCAGCTCCCGCATCTTCCTCCTCCGGGTGCCCCGTGTCGCGGGCGCACCGGACGTGAAGTCGCTCATGACCGAACATGGTCTGGACTTCTCCGCGTCTGCCTCCAGGCCGGGGGAGGCGGTGCTGTTCACGAACCAGCCCTATGCGGCGTGCGCGTTCTTCGAGTACGCGACCGACCGCGCGAAGGCGCAGCTCATCGGGCTCCAGGGCCAGATCGAGATGAGCTGGGCGAAGGAGAGCAAGGGGCATATCAAGGTCCCGGACGACGAGGAGCTTGCCCCGTTCCAGATCGCGGGCGTGGAGTACGCGCTCCAGCGGCAATGCACCCTGTTCGGCGACGTGCCCGGCCTCGGCAAGAGCCCGGAGGCCATCGCGTTCTGCAATGAGATCGGCGCGAAGCGCGTGCTGGTCATCTGCCCGGCGAACATTCGGCTCCAGTGGGTCAAGGTGATCCGGCGCTGGACCACTTTAAAGTTCCCCTACACCGTCTACCCCATCGTCCACGGGCGGCACGGCGTCCACCCGTCCGCCAATTTTACAGTCGTAAGTTACGACCTCGCTTCGAGCCCCGCCATCTGGAAGGCGCTCGCGAAAGGGACCTATGACGTACTCATCATCGACGAGGGCCACTACCTTAAGACCGTTGATACCAAGCGCACCCGCGCCGTCTTTGGAGGAGGCCTGCACCCGGTTGCGGAGGCGCTGTTTACTCGCGCTGGAGCGATCCTCGCCCTCACGGGAACACCCCTACCTAATCGCCCTCGCGAGGCTTACACGCTAGCCCGTGGGCTCTGCTTCGACAGCATCGACTGGATGAGCGAGGACACCTTTAAATCCCGCTTCAACCCGAGCCGCCGGATCACCACGGAGAAGGGCAAGGTGTTCATCGACGAGCGGGCGGGCCGCCACGGTGAGCTGCAAGCCCGGCTGCGGTCGAACTTCATGGTCCGACGAGAGAAGTACGGGCCGAACGGCGTGGGCTACCAGCTCGGCATGCTCCAGATGCCACAGTTTGAGGTGATCCAGGTCGAAGAGAACGCCGCCATCAAGCGCGCGCTGCAAGCGGAGCGCATGCTGGACATTGACCCGGAGGAGCTGGAGGGCGCGGACGCCGAATGCCTCGGGCAGGTTGCCACCGTGCGCCGCCTGATGGGCGTCGCCATGGCCCCGCTCGCCGCCGAGTACGTGGACATGCTCTTGGACGGGGGCGAGGAGAAGATCGTCCTGTTCGCCCACCATCACCAAGTGCTCGACATTCTGTGCAAGGAGCTGGCCCCTTGGGGCGTGCTGCGGATCGACGGCAACACGTCGCAGGCGGGCAAGCAGCGCAACGTCAACGCCTTCATCTCCAACCCGCGCGTCCAGGTTCTCGTCGGCAACATGATGAGCATGGGGACGGGCACGGACGGGCTCCAGGAGGTGGCGCACCGCGCCGTGTTCGCCGAGCCGGACTGGGTGCCGGGCGTGAACCAGCAAGCCGTGGACCGACTGGATCGCGGCGGCCAGAACGTGCAGGTCCAAGCGGACTTCCTCGTGGCCCCCGGCTCCTTCATCGAGCGCATCCTGGCGTCGGCGCTGCGGAAGCACCAGAACACTCACAAGTCTCTGGATCGGAGGCTTTAAAGTGATAGAGCTGGAGGACTTCGAGTACGACGAGATCATGTACCAGCTACAGCGCGCACTAGAACTTGTTGACAGGCTCGAAAAACGCGGCTACTGCTGCGGAACTACTAAACCCCAGGCCAAGGAGGACTTCAGCATGGGACAGATCAGCAACATCACCGTTCGCGCCAGCGACGGGATCAAGACGGCGGACTACGCGCCGCCGAAGCTCTACGATATCACCGCCATCATCATCCCCACGGACGATGACAACGTGGACCAGCTCCTCACCGACACGCTCGCGCGCATCAACCGCGCCGGGCAGGCCTACCTGACGGGCCGCGTCACCGCTCCGGCGGCGACTGGCGGTAGCGATCCGGCGGCGGTCGAGGAGACCCCGGCGACCCCGCGCAGGAAGCGTCGCACGGCTGCGGAGATCGCGGCTGACGAAGCCCTGGCGCGCGCCGCCCACCCGAAGGGCGAGACCCCCAAGGACCCGGCGGCGGTCGGCGACGACGACTTCCAGATCGAGGGCGAGACCCCGGCGGAAGGCGGCGAGGACGACTTCGCCATCGAGCCGGAGACGGCTGACGAGGAGATCACGGACGCGGCCCTGAACGCCGCCGTCCAGCGCAAGAACGCCGAGCTGAGCGACCCCGAAGCCATCCGGGGCCTCATCAAGCAGTACAACCCCGACCCGACCAAGGCCTTCCAGCTCCGGGAAATCCCGCAGACCAAGCGCGCGGAATTCATCACGAAGCTCGGCGGCCTGACGAAGGCGTCGGCCTAAAGCTTCCTTGCCTGGAAGATGGGGTTAGCGCCCCTACCCCCGCCCCGAGCTATTACAGCAGACAGGGCGGGGGAACCAGGCACTTTAAAGGACCCAGGCAATGGACCAACCAGATCACAGCAAGCGCGCGCACTCGCCCCTCGGGGCCTCGGGTGCGGAACGCTGGATGAACTGCCCCGGCAGCGTGTCCCTCCTGCGCGAGCTTCAGCTCCCGGAGAGCGATGAGCCGGATTACCGCCGCGAGGGTACGGCGATGCACGAGGCCGCCGAGCACTGTCTCCGGGGCGGGCTGGACACGTGGGAGATCGTCGGCCAGACGTTCAACGAGACCGTGATCGACGCGCCCATGGCGGACGCCATTCAGGTCTACCTCGACTGCGTGCGGAAGGACATTGACCGCGCTTCTTGGTGGCAAGTCGAGTACCGCATCTCCTCGCCGGTCCACCCCGACTTCTACGGGAGCGCCGACCTCGCCGCGCTGATCCCCGCCGAGGGGCGGACGGCCATGGCGGACATGGGGAAGGACCCGAACGAGTGTCTGATCGTCACCGACCTCAAGGGCGGCGAGGGCATTATCGTGGAGCCGGAGGAGAACCCGCAGGGCATGTACTACGCCTTCGGCGTGATCGACCAGACGGAGCGCCAGAGCGCGATCACCTTCCGCGACGACCTCAAGGTCTGCATCCGCATCGTCCAGCCGCGCGCCTTCCACCACGCCGGGCCGATCCGAGAGTGGTGGACCACGGTCGGTGAGCTGAAGGAGTGGGTCCACTCCGTGCTGGTGCCTGCCATGGCAAACGCGGAGATCGACAACACGCTTGACGCTGGCCCCTGGTGCCGCTTCTGCCCCGCCAAGCTGGTCTGCCCCCTGCTGACTGGGCTCTTTAAAGCCGCCGCCGTGGCGAACCCCGCCGAGGTGGTGAACTACAGCGACGAGAGCTTGGGCCGTAGCTGGCGCTACCGCGAGGCGGTGAAGTTCTATCTCGGGGCGCTCGACGCGGAAATCTTCCGCCGCATGAACAAGGGCCACGTCTTCACCGACGTTGCCAAGCTGGTTCCGAAGCGCGCCAACCGGGTGTTTAAGCCCGAGGCCCCGGAGCTGGCGAAGAAGAAGTTCGGGGCCGACGCCTTCACGAAGCCGGAGATCAAGAGCCCGGCTGAGCTGGAGAAGCTGGGGCCGGACGCCAAGGAGTTTGTGAAGGAGTATGCGTACATGCCCTCCACCGGCCTGACAGTCGCCCCGTGGGACGACCCGAAGCCCGGCGTGCGGGTAGAGACAACCGAAGAAGCCTTCGGCTCCGTTGTGGAGGCGCTAGGCCTAGCAGAAGGATCGAGCGAATGACCAGACTGACCAACGCTTTAAAGCGCACAATCATCGACGCCGTGCTGGAAGACCTCCCGAAGACCGACTTCTCCGAGACCGCCCGCAAGCGCGCCCTGGAGCTGGCGGTCGCCCATCTCCCGCCGGAAGCCCAGCGCATCTGGAAGGACGGCGCGCGGCGCGGCCTGCTGAAGACCTCCTCGCTCTACGTCTGGGGCAAGGACGACCGGGGCGTCGTGGTGAGCGTGAGCCTGCCCGGCTTCGAGACCTACCACGACGAGATCAAGAAGGACCCGCAGTTCGCGGCGGCCTGCGCTGCGGTCCAGGAGCAGAAGAAGACGTTCGACGAGCTGAAGCTGAAGCTCAAGGGCCAGCTAAACGCCTGCCCGAACGTGAAGACCTTCTGCGAGCGGTTCCCCGATCTGGCCTGCTACGTCCCGGAGAGCGAGGCCGAGCCGGTCAACCTCCCGGCGACCACCGACCTGATCGACAACCTGAAGGCGGCGGGCCTGAAGCTGCCGCGCCCCCTGAAGAAGGCCGCTTGACACGACGGGAGGGCCGCGCTAGGCTCTCCCGGTAGTCCCCCATTCCGGGGGTTTTCAGCCCGCGCTTTTGCGGTAAGGAGTTAGACGATATGTCTGAAGCAACGAACGAAGGTCGCGCGAAAACGACCAAGCCCCAAGTCCTCACCTTCCCGAACCTCGACGAGCCCCGCGCCGTCAAGCGGAACGGCAAGGACACCGGCAAGCCTAAGTACAGCATCAACCTGGAATTCGAGCCGGAGAGCGAAGACCTCGCCGCGTTCAAGGCCCAGGCTGTGGCGGTCGCTCGGGCGAAGTGGCCGGGCGTGGACCTCAAGACCCTGAAGTTCCCCTTCACCTCCGGCGACCAGCTCGCCGACAAGGCGAAGGCGAAGGGCAAGGATCGCGAGTTCTCGCGGGGCAAGGCCGTGTTCACGGCGCGCACCGAGTTCCAGCCGAACCTCTCCGTCCTCAAGGACGGCAAGGTCATCGACCTGGACGGCACCGACAAGGGCCAGATCAAGAAGCTGTTCTATTCCGGCTGCGCGGTCCTGGTCGAGGTGCAGTTCTCGGCCTACGATGCTGTCCAGGAGGACGGCAAGCCCGGCGTCAACGCCTACGTCAACAAGGTGCTGTCCTTCAACAAGGGCAAGCGTCTGACCGGCGGCGCGTCGAGCGAAGAAGCGTTCAAGGACTACATCGGCTCGGTCAGCGACTACGACCCGACCGATGGTCTGGACGACGAAATCCCGTTCTAGCTGGGGGTCAGCCGCCCGGCGTAAACTCCCCGGTATGCAGGGGCGAGGCGGCAATCAGCTAGAAGGTCCCGTGAGTTTAGGCTAGCACCCACGCAACGCTTGGCAGATGCAGCACACCTCACGGGACCACCCTTTAAAGGAGCGCACGTGATCGTCACTGTCGTCCCCGACTTCGAGACAGCTTCCGCCTGTGACCTGAAGAAGGCCGGGGCCTGGAGGTATGCCGAGGACCCGACGACGGAGGTGCTGTGCCTCTCGTGGGACGTGGACGGCTGCGAACCCCTGGTGTGGTTCCCCGGCGCTCCCTGCCCGCCCGCGCTCCTGGAGCGCATCCTCGATCCGAACACCGTCTTCATCGCCCACAACGCGGGCTTCGAGAAGGCGATCTGGCGGCTTATCATGGTCCCCCTGTTCGGGTGGCCGGACATTCCCAACAACCGCTGGCACGACACCGCCGCGCGCTGCGCGCAACTCGTGATCCCGCAAGAGCTGGAGAAGGTGCTCGGCACTTTAAAGCTCGGCGTCGAGAAGGACATGGCGGGCAACCGGCTGACCCTCGCGCAGTCCAAGGTGGACAAGAAGACGGGCATGTACCCGGCGCGCACGCCCGAGGTGCTGGCGCGGATCGGGGAGTATTGCAAGACCGACGTGTTCGACCAGCGCAAGCTGCACGAGCGCATCGGCTTCCTGCCCGCCGACGAGCGCCGCGTCTACCTGATGGACCAGGAGATCAACGAGCGCGGCATCCGCCTGGACATGCCTCTGGTGCGCGCCATGCGGAGCATCGTGGATCAGGCCTGCCCGCCTCTGGCCGAGGAGTTCAAGCAGCTCACGGGCGGCCTGAAGATGACCCAGATCGCCAAGGTCAAGAGCTGGATGATGGACCGGGGCGTGTGGCTCCCGGACATGACCAAGGACACCCTCGCCGCCGTGCTGGGGGAGACAGACGAAGGAGAAGAAGTTGAAGCGGACGAACGCATCAAGATCGACCTCCCGCCCGAGGTCGAACGCGCACTTCATATCCGACAGCTCATTGGCTCAGCGTCGATCAAGAAGCTTGATGCAATGGAAAGCTGTGTCTCCCAGATCGACGGGCGTGCCCGAGGCCTGCTCCGTTACCATCGCGCGGGTCCGGGGCGCTGGGCTGGGACGCTCATCCAGCCGCAGAACTTCCCGCGCGGGTCAGTGATCGAAGAGGATCGCCAGCAACTCGTGGATGCGATCATGACGCGCGACCCCGGCTACCTGGAGTGCCTGTACGGGCCGCCGGTCGAGGCGGTCATCTCCGCGCTGCGGAACACGCTGATCGCGGCGGACGGGCACACGTTCATCGCGCAGGACTACAGCGGGGTCGAGGCCAGGATCGTGCTCGCTCTCGCCGGGCAGCACGACAAGTGCGCGCTCATGGCGTCGGGCGTGGACGTGTACATCGACATGGCGTGCGACATTTACAACCAGCGGAAGGTCAGCCCCAACGACCCCGAGTACAAGGCGTGGGTCAAGGCCTTTAAAGAACTGCACCTGGAGTGGCGGCAGATCGGGAAGAACACGATCCTGGGCTGCGGCTTCCAGATGGGGGTGGACAAGTTCCACGACCGCTACTGCCCCGACCAGCCGCGCGAGTTCGCGGCGGCGGTGATCGAAGCCTACCGCAAGGTCTGGGCTCCCAAGGTCCCCGAGCTGTGGCGGGCGCTGGAGGACGCGGCGAAGTACGCGGTGAAGGACCGGCGCGCGACGCAGGCGTTCGGCTGCACCTTCCAGCTCCGCGACGAGTGGCTGACGTGCCGCCTGCCTTCGGGCCGGGAGCTGCACTACTTCGAGCCGCGCTCGATCCGCAAGGCCATGCCGTGGGACGAGGACGACGTTCGTCTGGCCTGGACCTACCGGGCGACGAAGATGGGGTCCATGCGGACCATCGACGCCTACGGCGGGAGCCTGACGGAGAACGTCGTGCAGGCGCTCGCCCGCGACCTCCTGGTCAGCGCCATGTTCGGTTGCCGCAGGGCCGGGCTCCCCATCGTCTTGACAGTCCACGACGAGATCGTTACTGAGGTTCCGCTGGAGCAAGCCGAGACGGCGAATGCCCGGATGGAAGAGATCATGACGACCCTGCCCCAGTGGGCGAAGGATATCCAGGTCCCGATCCAGGTCGAGGGCTGGGTGAGCGAGAGGTACAAGAAGTGAGCAACAAGCACAGCGACTACCGCTCGACCTACGGGATCGACAAGGGCGGCAAGCGCCGCTTCGCGGACGGGACCTACCACAAGCCGAGCCGGTCGGTCGGCAAGCGCATGGCGAACTACCCGCCGCCGCAAAAGGGGAGAACCCAATGAGGCTGATCGTCTGGGCCGACCGGGGGAAAGCCCCGGAGTGGAGCACGCCCTGCCCCGAGTGCGGCCATGGGACGCTCCAGTCCTACGAGGCCGGGGAGCTGGTCTCCTTTAAAGGCGACGAGTACGTCTGCGTCAACACCCACAAGCGCAGCATCTTCCCGCCGCCGACCTCCAACCTCTGGGCTCGCGTGCTGCGATGACGCACCCCAGTCGAGCCAAGGGCGACCGCTTCGAGCGGTGGTGCGTGAACGTCCTGAAGGATGAGTACGGCATCGACGCCGAGCGCGTGCCACTCTCGGGCGCGGCGGGCGGAAGCCACACCGACGACCTCACCATGCCCGTCTGCGGCGAGCTGGCGCGGATCGAATGCAAGACGCGGAAGCGGGCGTGGTCCGATCTTTTCGGCTGGCTCAACCCGCCGCATCATGCTACAAAGCCGTTCGCCTTGTTCATCAAGGCCGACCGAACCGAAACACTGGTAGTCATGCCGCTGGCGACGTTCGCCCGGCTCAGCAAGGGAATTCTTTAAATGACAGATCGCCTCACGGACGCACAGCTCGTAGAGACCCTGAAGACCGTTCGCGCGCAAGGCTCCCAGTCAGCCGCCGCCCGCTACCTGGGCCTGTCCCGCAGCACCCTGAAGGACCGGGTGATGGAGGCGAAGGAGCGGCAGCTCACCGCCGACACGCCGATCCGGGATGAGCTGTCCAAAGCGAAGGCAGAGCTGGTCGCGGCGCGGGCGGATATCCGTCACCTCCAGAAGGACCACGACACCGCCGAGCTGATCCGGTCGCGCATCTACAAGCTGGCCGAGCGCACCCCCGAGCCGCCGGACTGGATCAACCCGCTCAAGAAGCCCAAGGGCTCGCGCGGCGTGCCGGTCATGATCTGGTCCGACTGGCACTACGGCGAGGTGGTCCGGCCCGAGGAGGTCGGCGGCGTCAATGAGTTCAACGCGGAGATCGCGGCGGCCAGGATCACGAAGCTGGTCGATACCTCCATCGACCTCGCGTTCAACCACATGGGCCGGGCGACCAAGGAGTACCCCGGAGCCATCGTCTGCCTGGGCGGCGACATGCTGAGCGGCGATATCCACGAGGAGCTGTTCGCCACCAACGACCGCACCACACAACAATGCATCAACGACCTCACCGATCTGCTGGCGGGCGCGCTGGAGACGGTCGCCGACAAGTTCGGCAAGGTGTTCGTCCCCTGCGTCGTCGGCAACCATGGACGGGCGAGCCGGAAGCCGCGCATGAAGGGCCGCATCTACACGAGCCACGAGTGGAATATCTACTGCAACCTGGAGCGCCACTTCCGCCGCGACCCCCGCATCCAGTTCTTCATCCCGAACGAGACCGACGCCTACTTTAAAGTGTACGGTCATCGCTTCCTCCTGACCCACGGCGACAGCCTGGGCGTCAAGGGCGGCGACGGGATCATCGGAGCCATCGGCCCGATCATGCGGGGCTCTATCAAGATCGGGCGCAGCGAGGCCCAGATCGGGCGCGACGTGGATACGATCCTGATGGGTCACTGGCACCAGATGCTCTGGCTCCCCGGCTGCATCGTCAACGGCGCGCTGAAAGGCTACGACGAGTACGCTCGTCTGGCCATGCGCGCCCCCTACAGCCCGCCGTCGCAGGCGCTCTTCTTCGTCCACCCCGAGCACGGCATCACCGCCCGCTGGGAAGTGCTCCTGGACGGGCAGCGAAGCACGGTTGACAAGGAGTGGCTTAGCTGGCAAGGCTAAGCTCCACCGCCCACGAGGAGGACCCCATGAGCGTTCTGGACATTCTGAGCAACGACGACTTCGCGAAGGTCCGGGCGATCCTGCCCGGCGGCGTGAGGGAGCCGGACCTGACCATCGCGGGCGAGGACGGTGCGCCGTATCTCCACCGCTGGTACGTCATCCCCCGCAGCGTGGACGCCAACGTCTACCTCCACCTCCAGGTCGCCAGCGACCCCGAGCGCCCGCTCCACGATCACCCGTGGGACAACCAGTCCGTGATCCTGTCCGGCGGCTACGATGAGGTGCTGGAGGATCACCCGCCGCACGGGCACCGCCGCACCAGGAAGGTGCGTCAGGGCCAGACCTGGACGCGGCGCGCGGAGGCGGCTCACCGGCTGATCCTGCCCGAGGGTACGCCCTACACCCTGACGCTCTTCAGCACCGGCCCCGTGGTCCGGCAATGGGGCTTCTGGGTTCCGAACCACAGCGGCACCTGTCGGTGGTTCCCCGCCGACGAGTGCATCACCCACACCCCGGATGGCGTCTCCCGCTTCCGGGACCTTTCAGCCTTGAGGACCCCCGAGCATGCCTGACCATCCCGTCACCAGCGCCGAGCGCCTTGCCGCCGTGCGCCTCCCCACCCACGAGAGCGAGCAGGAGCGGGCCATCGCGGGCCGCGCCGACGCGGACATTCGCCCGACCCACGAGCGGTACTACCCGCTCGACCGTCCGCTGCCCTCCGTCCTGGACGAGATCGACCTCCCAGCGCCCCAGGAGCCCGCCACAGCCCTTCCGACGAATGCCCTGGCCCGGAAGCACGTCCCGCTGGTCTCCGGCCTCCTGGACTACTTCCCTGCGGCTCTGGCGGCGGTCGCGATCTTGAGCGAGGTCGGCAACGAGCAGCACAACCCTGGTCAGCCCCTCGCCTGGGACCGCTCGAAGTCCGGCGACGAGGCCGACGCGCTGCTGCGCCACCTCACGGAGCGCGGCACCATCGACACGGACGGCATGCGCCATTCGGTGAAGGTGGCGTGGCGGGCGCTGGCCCTGCTTCAGAAGGAGCTGGAGGCGGCGGGCGAGGCCCCGGTCTCCAGGGGCTCCCGCTAATTCGTCATCCGTGACGACCGCCCACGAAAAACCCCCAGGCTCATCACCTGGGGGTCGTCATATCTGCCGAGTTGTGGAAGCCCTAGGCGGGCTGGCCGTCCGGCGGAACCGCCGGGGGAGCGCCGAGGGCGTCCAGCTTGGCGGTCAGCTCAGCGGTGTCTTCGTCGGATTGACCGGCGGCCCCACCCTTGAGCGTGTTGACGAAGGCCTCCAGGCGCGTGACCTGGGCCTCGAAAGAAGCGGCGATGGACAAGAGCAGTTCTCCTTCTGTGGAATGCACGTGGTGGTGATGCTCGTGGATCACCTTGATCGTGAGCATGGTCGAAGTCCTCCTTTTACTGCTTCGGGGCGGTCGCGTCAACCTTGCCCTTGACGTTGGCGATCAGATCGTTCAGTTGGGCGGCGTTGGCGCGGGCGGCGGCGTAGTTGTCGGCGATGGCCCCTGCCAGTTCAGCGTTCGTAGTGGCCGAGCAGGCGTCGTCAGTGACGCCGGAGGGGAGTGGAAGCGTGTCGGGATCAACGCCGAGAGCCGCTGCGTCGTGCTGGCGCACGAGGCCAACGCTAACGCAGCCAACAGCGTGAGGAGAAACCGGGTCGTGGACATGGATATAGACCTTCTGCTTGATGACCGCTGCGGCCTGGGCCTCGTGGGTCTGGTGAGCGGCGCTGTCCTCTGCGGACTTGGCGTCGATGTTGGACTGGGCGGCGTCGATCTTGGCCCCGGCCTCATTGACCTGGGCGGCGTGCGCCGTGTCCTGGGCGACGATGTTCTTGATCGCGCCCTGCTGGATCGTATGCACGACCATCCACCCGGCGAAGACGACGGCTGCTGCCATGCCTGCATAGACGCCCAGCTTGATCGCGAGGGCCGAGGGGATGGGGAACATTTAAAGCTTCGCCTTCTGCTGTTGCTCGATATGCACGAGGTACTGCGCGCCCGCCATCACGAGGATCGCGGCGGCCAGGACGGAGAGCAGCGCCGGGCCGAAGTGACCCAGCTCCGAGGAGTGGGACGCCACGGTGTCGTGGAAGCCCGAGAGCTGCTGCGCGTTGTCGGGGGTGGCGACCTTGGCCGCGAGCCCGGTCAGGCCCGTGCCGCCGAGGAGCTGCCCGATCTTCAGGCCGAGGCTCGTCTTCGCCAGCGCCTTCGGGGCGTCCGGGGTCGGCGGGGTGACTTGCTCCGTCATCGCGGAGCTGGCCGTATGGCCCCCGGCGTTGGCGACCGTGATGGCCACGTTCACGTCGGCGGTGTTCCACAGGGCCTTCTCGGCGGCGCGGCGGTTCTTCAGCCCTTGGCTCGTGACGGCGGGCTTGCCGGGGCCGGGATGGACCCAGATGAAGCGGTCGAACTCGTCGGGGATGCTGCCCGCCTGGGTGCCGTTGGCGACCTTCCAGATCGTCCAGTCGGGGTTGGCTCCGGCGTTGAACACGAAGTCCAGGAGCGCGGCCTTCTCGTGCTCGTCCAGCTTCGCCAGCGCCTCGGGCGTGCAGCGTTGTTTCAGGCGGTGATCGGCCAGGGCTTGGTCAACCTTGAAGTAGGTCTCGGCTTCGACGGGGCTGATCGACTGACCGACCTTCACCTCCGGCCCGGTGTGGCCCCAGCCCCAGGTCGGGGTGTTGTCACCGTGAACGTAGCCCACGAGGACGCAGTTCTCCGACTTCTTGGTGAAGGCCTCCTGGATATCGAGATAGCTCTGGCTCATAGTGGTCCTCCTTTAAAGGGCCGGGGGCTCCAGCCTATGGACCGCTTTCTGCTGCACGACTTGCCGGACCAACCGGTTGTGGCGCTTCAGCGAGCGGTAGGTGCGGCGGTGCCGCAGATGAAGCCGCACCCACTTCTGCACGGTGTGGCTCTCCCAAATCTGGACGAGATACCAGATCGTGGCGACGAAGGCCGCAAGCGGGGGCAGTAGACCGACGAAGGTGCCGAGGATCGCCCCCGCGCTGATCGTGTCAGCGACGTGGGTCAACAGCTTAACGTGGGTATCGTGGTCGATCTGCGCTGACATTGTGGCCTCAGAATGAAGGGCCGACCGTACTCGACTGGACATGCCTTGTCAACTACCAGAGCAGCGTTACGTTCCCCCAATACGTGATCCCGAGGGGGGCGAACCGGCGGTGCGGCTGGATCGTGGGACGGCCATCGAACAGGCCGGGCGGCAGAGCCCTACGTTTAAAGCCCGTGTAGGAGCTGACCGGCGCGACGCCCGTCTGGAATAGGCGGTGTCGCTGCCAGTAGGCTTGGTGCCACTTCGGCCTGAAGAAGACTGTCGGGTCGCTGTCGGCCACAGCCGCTCGACCTTAGAACAGTTCTTCGATCAGCATGTAGCCCGAGGCGGTCATGGACGCGGACGGGGCCGTGTCCAGGCGCAGGGCGACACCCTCACTCGGGCGGATGATCGGGCGTTGCTCGGGGGCGGGGAGCCAGAAGAACCCGTTCAGGAACTCCCACTCGCGCGCCCAGATATCCGTCGCCGTGCCGCTCGTGGTCTGGCCGGTCGTGTCATTGATCCGGGCCGTCACGGTGGCCGCCACGTCGGACGGATTGAGGGGCTTCAGCGTGCCCGCGCCGCCGCCGGAGCCGGTGGTCACGGTCGCCGGGTTGCGGGTCAGCTTGACGTTCTTCGCCTCCCAGGTCGCCAGCGTCCGCTGGCCTAGCTCGATGGCGTGGATTTTGAACGCCATGTTGGCGGTCGCGGTGAGGTTGATGAGGTCTTGAGCCGCAGCCACCGCCACGTCTTTAAAGACCACAGAGTACAGGCGCATCGGTCAATCCTTTACATTCGCAGGTATGCGTAGAGCCTCGACTTCGAGGGGACGTTGTCGTTCTTCGGGCGCAGGATAGCATATCCGCTCATTTTGTAAACACTGGCAGCGGCCTGGGGCGGCATCAGCAGCGCCTCGCCCGAGAACTTGTAGGCGTTGGCGGCGGCCTGGGGTGGTATGAGGATTGCCTCGCCCGAGAACTTGGGGACCGCCTCGAAGGCCTGGACGTTCGTGTCCAGGGTGGAGAACCCGGAGGGGGTCGGATACCACATATCCGCCGCGCCGAAGCGCGCTGTGACGCTCGCGGTGGTGCTCCCGTTGATGTTGTCCACCATGGGGAAGTACGGGCCAGCGGCCAGGGTCGAGAGCGACAAGCCGCCCGTCCCGGCTACCGGGTCCGCCGTGGTCGAGCCGTTCCAGAATTGGAGGTTGCCGCCCGCCGTGACCGGCATGGCCCACCAGAGCCCGGTCGTGAAGTTGACCGCGACGCGGATGGTGTAGGGGATCGCGTTCTGCTGGGTCGAGTGCTCGAAGCCGCCGATGGTCGCGTTGTTGATCGAGACCGCGTTGTTACCAGGGACGACGCCCACACTGTTGAGGGAGCTGCCGACGTTCCCGGCGAGGCTCTGGGTGGCGTTCGCCCAGCCGACAGACAGGTTCCCCAACGGGGCCACGGCGGCGTACAGCTCGAAGTACCGGAGCCCGCCCGCGAAGCTCGTGTCGCAGCGCACGCCGCCTTGCGTGTTGGAGGTCCAGGTCGCCGTCAGGTTGCCGCCCGACAGAGTGACGTTGGCGCTCTTGTCGGTGGTTGACCAAGCGACCACTAGGTGATGCTCTTCACGCCGATGTTGAACCCGGCGGTGCTACCGATCTGGGTGGTGAGCCAGTTGCCCCCGCCGGGGTTCGTCGTCCACCAGTTCTGGTAGTTCTGGTAGAAGGTCGTCAGGCTGAAGTCGGACGACAGGAAGTCGGTGCCGCCCGTCCGCACGACCGCATCCATCTTGGTCGGGCCGCTCGTGCCCTTGGAGGCGATGAAGGACACGCCGTAGGCCATCACGTCGAAGGTCCCGGTGATGACCGCAGCGGTCGTGTATTCGTCAATCTGGTTGGCCGTGGTCGAGCCGTCCAGGGTGTTGAAGTTGAGCGTGACCTCGTTGACGTTGGCCGCCGCCGGAGTGCCGGTGTCGAAGGTGTGGGTGTTGCCGTTGGCGACCGGCGGGAAGACCTGGAGCCCGGCGGTGCGGCAGTCGAAGTCCACGACCATGATCTCCGACCAGAAGCAGTTGTTGCCGCCGCCGGAGCCCTTGACGGCCACGTAGGAGAGCGAGGTCAGGCTGTTGGTCGTCACGTCGCCGCTGAAGGAGCCGAGGCTCACGCCCTTGTACCAGACCTGGACCGACCCGGCGACGGCGTAGTTGACTTGCCACGTGAGCTGCGTCGCCTCGGTCCCGGTGTTCGGCACGTCCCACGTCACCGACCCGCTGAACAGCACGGTCTCCGTGCCGCTGGCGTCCGTCTTCACGACGCTGAAGGTGTTCGTCGGGCCGCCGCCGTTGGTCACTTTAAAGCGAAGGCGCGGGAGGTGATCGCTCGACCGCAGCTCCATGATGTAGGAGTTGGCGACCATGCCCGCCGCGAAGGAGTTGCAGAAGCGGGCCTGCGCCCAGAAGGTGGTTGCGGTGAAAGCCGTCGCATTCTCCGCAGCCGATGCGGAGCTTCCCTGAATGTCGCCGACGCCCGACCGGACCCACGCGGGCCGGAAGCGCGCGGTGCTGGTCACGATCCCCATGGCCGCGTAGAAGTTGAAGTCCATGTCGTCGGACCCGGCGAAGTAGACGGTCGTCATGTGCGCTGTCCCAAGATCGTGCCATACAGGTTGCCGGTCATGCCGTTGAGGCTGGCCGGGGCGACGATGGTCACGGTGTCGTTCACCGCAACCGGGGCGTCCGCCGCGATGCTGAATGTAGCAGACGTGGCCGCGATTGCAAAGGTCATGGTCCCGATGGTGATGCCCGCGACCTGGATCAGGAAGACGGTCGAGCCACTGGGGCCAGCTCCATCAGTCCGCATCTGATGCGAACCGAAGTCCGGCGCGGCACTGATCGTCCAGGCGACGCCCGCGTCCACCTCCCGGATGCTGGTGGCCGGGGTAATGCTATTGATCGGGCGGTCCCATGCGAAGCCGAAGTTCTTCGACGCGACCTGGGCCTGGGCGACCTGACCCGTCGAGGCGATGCCGACCCGGCGGAAGTCAGCCGAACTCAGAAGCTCCACGTCGCCGTTGCCACGGCTGGAGCGCCCGAGGATATAGCCCTGCGGGATGCCCTTGGAGCGCGCTGCGCCTCGGACCTTGATCTTGGGCGTCGTCATGCGACAGGCACCTCACCACGGTTCGCCCCCACGGTCGGGGCTACAGGGGGCCGTGCGGGGGCCTGGGGAGCCGCTGGCATGGGTTCAGGGGCGACGTGGGCCGGAAGGCCGCCGCCGGACGCAGGAGGCCCTGCGGGGCTCGTAGCGGCGTTGGCGCGACCAATGTCGTCAATCGCGTTGATCCCCTGCTTCGCGGTCGCGATGATCTGGGGCATGAGCTGGTCCGTCGCCTGACGCTTCTCGTCGGCGGTCATGTTCTTGTTGGCGTTGATCCCCTGGATCACAGCCGTCTGTCGGGCGATGGCTTCCTTGATCGGGGCGATGGCGGTCGCGTACTGCCCGCTGGCCGCCGTCTGGTCGATCTCCGCAGTCGAGCCGCTGGTCTGGACGCGCTTCATCGCCAAGGCGAAGTCCGCGTGCTCGGCTTCGATCTTCTGGGCCAGATCATAGAACTTCGAGATGGGCGCGGCGGACGTGCCGGGGTTGCGCGCCAGGAAGCTGCCGACGAACGGGAGGTCGGCGGCCTGACCGGGCTTCTTCCCGACTTCCCACGGACTGTCCGTGACGTGCTGGACGGCGGTGATCGGCATGTCGAGAGCCTTTAAAGCGGCGGCTCCCAAGGTCCCGGTCCATCCCTGAACGAGATGGTCAAACTGAATAGGGCTGAAATTAGCAACATCAAGACCAGGAGGACCAAGCACACGAGACAGTGCCTTACCAGTCTCCGAAGTCGCCGGAGTGTATTGCATATACCCACTGTCTTTCTCCATCGAGCCGGGGACTAGCGATTGACCCGTGTAGAAGCTGTGGTTGGCGGCGACTTCGAGGGGCGCTTGAACAACGGTCGGCATCAGCGGGGGAATGTATTGGTCGAGGAACTGCTTCGCCCAACCCTCGAAGGCGTGCTGGTCATGCTGGACGGCGAAGTCCAGGAAGCGGTTGACCAAGCCGCCGAGGACGAAGCCCACGTTCGGGGGCGTCTTCAGACGGAAGCGCACGCCCGCGATCTCCGGCGTGGTGAAGTAGTTGTCCTTGAGGAACTGCGGCTCGTTGGCGAACTTGCGGTCATCGGGCAAGTCCTTGTCCTGGAAGTAGTTCAGCGCGTAGAGCGCGATCATCGGGAGCGCCACGCCCGCGACGGAGTAGGCCGCCGTCTCGGCAGTCCGGCCCCACATGGTCTCGCCCGGCTTGTTCGGCTCGAAGCCCTCGAAGCCTTGCTTCATCCCGAGAAGGTGCGGGCGGAAGAAGGGGATGGCCTGGGCGAGCCGCTGCACCACGACCGACGTGCCACGCTCGGCGTAGTCGAGGTACGCCTTCCGGCTCATGGTCGCGGCCTTGATGCTGTCGATCCCCTGCGCCTGGGCTTGCTTGATATAGCCTATCCTGGCCGCCGCATCCATGCGCTCGCTGACGATCTGGGCGAACTGGATCGGGTGCTGGAGGGCGTTCGTCACGCCGCTCCAGGTGTTGGTCTCCGTGAACACCTTGTCCATGTCGCGGGCGAGCCAGTTGGCGTCCATGTCGGCGAGGCTCACGCCAAGCGCGCCGGTCGAGATGGCCTGCTTGTAGAGGTCGTCCTGCTTGATGACGTGGCTGATCCCGTTGAGCCACGTGAGGAACGGCGGCGGGTGCAGCGGGTCCATGATGAAGGCGGTGATCTGGTGCCGGAGCTGGACCTTCGTGGGGAAGTCCGGGCTGATGACGATACCGCTGCGCTCTAGGCTGGCGAAGGTCTGGAAGGTCTTCGTGATGAAGTCCGCCTCACCGGGGCTGTCCGCGCCCCGCAGGAGACGGGCGAGCGCCGGGTCAGTCGCGCGCCACACCTCGGGCTTGCCGTCGCGCATGAAGAGGAAATCGTTCGGGTTGCCGCCCTTCATCTGGCGCTGGGCCAGCTCAGCCGAGTACGTATCGCCCGGCGTCGCTTCCGGCGGCAGGCCGTAGGGTTTAAAGACGCTCTCGTCCGGGTTCTTGATCGTCTGGCTATCCTCGATCTTGAGGAGGCCGGGGTTCTCGATCTCGCCGCGCTCGATCTGCCCGATGATATGCCCGATGGCCCGGTTCCGGTCAGCCATCTTCACAATCAGGCGCATGTTGTCCAGGGTCGCGGCGATGGGGTCCACGATCTGACGGTCGCTGCCCTCCATGCGGCGCAGCGGATCGGTGGCGCTGAAGGTGCGCCCGCCGCCCGGCTGGAAGCTCGCGTCATCGCCCATGATCCGGCGCATCGAAATGTAGGCCGGGTTGTCGCGCATCATGGCGTCAATGTCGGCCTGGGAGTGGACCCCGCTGTCGCGGCTATAGCGCAGCACGCCATCCATGACGCTGTTCCACAGGATGGAGGCGTCCTCGTACTTCTTGATCGCGCCCTTCTGGGAGGCGAGGTTCGTCGCGGCCTCGGGGTTGAAGCCGGTGTCGATCCCCTGCCCCATCTTGTCCACGGTGCGCTTGGCGAGGAGGTAGGCGGTGAAACCCTGGAGGTCGCCGCCCTTGTCCTTGACCGACTTGATCGCGTCCATGATCGACGGGGAGCCGACCTTGAGCTTTAAAGTAATCGGGTCGATCTCGCCGTACTTGATGAACGCGCCCGTCCGCATGTCGCTGGCGTAGGTCTGGCGGAACATATCCTCCGCACCCAGGTCGCGGGTACGGTCCATCTCACCGGCCTTGATGAGGCGGTTGTCGATGGCGCGGGCCGGGCTCAGCTCGCTCACGAACTGGGAGGCGATGCGGTCCAGGTTGAAGACGCTCGGGGCCTTCGGGTCCTCGCCGATGTTCCGCAGCATCTCATCCGTCGCGGCGCTCTCGCTGGCCTTGGCCCAGAACTTCGTGTGCTCCTCTTCGGGAGGCTCGCCGCCTACCGCCGGGGGTCCACCGCTGGGAGGCTCGCCGCCACCGCCCGCGCCTCCTCCAGTAGTCGCAAGGCTGTAGCTCGGGACCTTGGGTTCCTCGCCCGCGCCAGGAGGGCCTTCGCCGCCCCCACCGCCGCCCGTGCGCCTGCGCTCGTTAGCGAGGTACTTCTGGGTCTCGGTGGGGAGGAAGCTCTCATCGCGCGCAGCGGGCTTGGTCTCATAGCGGATACCTCCTCTGACGGTCTTGTCCGGCACGGCGTCCAGGGCTGAGCCGGGGCCAGCTTTCATGTACTCGCCCGCGCGGCCCGGCCCCGCATTGTAGGCGATGGCGATGGCGTTCATGTTGCCCGCGTACCGCTTGTAGAGGTCCGCGACGATGCGATCCGCGACGGCGCTGTTGACCTTGGGGTCGAACAGGGTATGCACGTCGAAGTCGTTCCCCATGTACTGGCGCGCGGTCGCGGGCATGATCTGGTAACGCCCGATGGCTCCCTTCGGGGACACCGCATCGTCGCCGGAGCCTTCGAGCTGGCGCAGCATCTCCTTGGCGTGGGCCGGGCTCTGGGCGTAGCCGTTCGGGCCGGTGCTGACCAGGGCGGTGCCGGGCTCGCTCGCGGCGGGCGTCTCACTCGGCGGGGAGAACGGTCCCTTCTTCGGGGTGATGTTCCGCATGGTCTCCGGCTGGAGCCAGCCGACCTGATGCTCCGGCACGAGCCCGGCTTCCCGAACGTCCGGGTTGTAGGGCGGCGGATCGGCGGGCGCTGCGTTGCGGGTCTGCGGCGCGACCGGATCGCCCTGCGGGTCCTGGGCGTACAGCTCTTGCTTGAAGATCGGATCACGCGCAGCGCGAGCGGCGGCCTCCCACGGCGGGGTGCCCGTTTGGCGGTACAGCGTCTCCAGGTTGGACTGCACCCGGCCCACCTTGTCGGAGAGGCCGCCCTTCGCCGCCGCGTGCGCCGCACCCAGACCATGAAGTCCGAGGGTCAGGAGGGCTGCGGTGGTGAAGTCTGCTGCGTCAGGCATGTGCCCGTCCAGGGCCGAGGCGGTGCCGACAGAGGTCGCAACGGTCGCCGTGCCCGCAACCCCCGACGAGACCAGCTTCGAGGCTCCCATGGCCTCCAGCTTGCCCGCAACGGGGCCGCCGGTCATGTTGGTCACAGCGCCGACGATCCCGGCCTTGGTGGTCTCCCACAGGCTGCTGGCGATCACGTGGGTCGCATCCTGCCACGTCTTGATCTTCCCGTCGTGCAGCGCGTAGGCGTCGAGCAAGATTTGACGGCTGGCTTCCGGGGTCGCCCCCATGCCGAAGCCCGCGCCGCCGACCGCGCCGATGGCTTCAGTCACGCCCGTCTCACCGCCCACCGGGACGGCTGCGCCCGCCGTAGTACCCGCCGCCGCGCCGCCGAAGAAGCCCGCCACGCTGGCCGGGGCGTCACCCGCGAACTGCCCGACCGCGTTCAGCACCTTGTTCGTGATGCTGGCGTTCTGGGGGAGGACGGTCGTGGGCGCGCGACGGTTGACGATCAGCCCGGTCACGCTGCGATCCCAGCCCGCCGCGAAGGCGTCCCAAGGGGTCTGGGCCAGCTTAGGGTCCTGGTTGGCGTAGGCGGTGTAGTTCGTGGCGACGTGCGCGCTCAGCGCCGCGTTCGCGGGCACGGAGTTGCCCCAGTAGTGGTCGATCTCATCGGCTTTAAAGCCACCCGCCTGAAGCTTGGCGGTCTGCCCCTGCGCCCACTGGGCGACTTCGCCATCCGAGAAGCCCGCCGCCTTGAGCTGCTGAGCCTTGGCTACGCCAGGGGCGACGGGATAGGGGGCAGCAACTCCGGGTACATCGGTCATCCACCAGTCCTCTTGAGGTAATCGGCGGCACTCTCACCCGGTTGGCGGGGCGTTGTCAAGGGGGCAGCGGTGTGCTGGGGCAGAGAAGCCGCGCCGCCGACGCCGACCTTGCTCTTCAGCGCGGCGAGCCCGGCCTTGTTGTCGGTCATGTAATGGGGCAGCATGGAGCTGATCCCGCGCGGGTCACGGGGGTCGCTCATGACCTTGGCGGCTTCGGTGGCGGACATGCCGCTCGCCTGGAGCTGCTGGAACCGCTGGAAGGCGTCGAAGTGCAGCTCGTCATAGCGGACCTGACCCGTCTGGTCGAGCGTGCCGCCATAGATATCCGACTTGACGACCAGGGCCTTGTTGCGCTCCAGGGCTTGGTTGAGCTGGGTCATCGCCGCCGTAGTCTGCGGGTCGCTGCGCTGGGTCTCCACGGACTGGTGGAGGAAGCGCCAGTCGTGCTCGCTGAGCTGGTGCGCGGCGTAGGCCTGATCGACCATGGCGTGGGTCAGGGCGTCCGGCGAGCTGGGCGGCTGGCCGATCCGCGACGCGAGCTGGGTCCACACGCCGTTGTTGGTCGTCTGGAAGGTGCCGTTGATCTTGTTCTCGGCGGCGGTCTTGTAGGCGTCCCCCAGCGCCTTGATCGCGCTCGGGTCCATGAAGGGCCGCTGGGAGAGCTGCACGAGCCGCTGGTTCGCTCCCGGCGGGATGACGGTGCTGCCATCGGGCCGGAACATTTTCGCGTACTCGCTGCTGAGAAGCGCGTCGTTCTGGACCTTGGCTTGCTCCTTGCTCATCGCCTCGGCGCTGCGCTGATCGGCAAGCTGCTCGTGGTGGATTTGCGTAGCGAAGCCGAACATGCGGACCTGTTGCTCCGCGTCGAGCACGCCCTCAAACTTGCCGTCCTGCAAGTCCTGCATGGCCTGGATCGGGTTGGTCAGCGCCCGGCCCTGGAAGCTCGCCTCGCCGATGGCCTTGCGGTCGGCCTGGGATTGCTCGCGCAGCTTCGCCGCCATCTCGTTCGTGATGAACGGGTTCGACGCGATGAGAGCTTCGGTCCCCGCGTCCAGCGTGTGGAGGGCGATGTTCCGGGCGCTGTCGCTCGGGTCCTGGAGAACCGTGTTCGTCAGTCCACGGAGCGTGTCGTGGTAGTTCTGCACCGCCGCGACACCCGCGTTCCGGCTCTGGTCGGCTGTGGTCTTCTCGGTCAGGTGTTGCCTGATCTGCGCCGCTTGCTCCGTCGCCCACAGACGGCTCTCCTCAGTCGAGAAGCCGGACACCCAGCCGTCGAGCAAGGGCTCCATCTGTTCCGTCCGCCACTTCTCGGCGGCGGTGTGGTCGTTCGGGTCGGCGTTGTTCATGGCCACGTCCGAAGCCGTGGTCAGGTTGTCGAGGATTTGCGCCTTCTGCGGCAGGCCGACGCTGATATCCTGTTGCGTCTTGATCTTGTCGTAAGCCTGCCCGGCGGTCGCGATACCCTGGCCCAGCTCGTTGCCGCCGATGGCAAGCACGCGCTCGACGTGCCGCCCCAGCTCTACGCTGGACTGGACGCCCCGGTCGCTCGGGGCCAGCCCGTCGATGGGGTTCGTGTACTCTCTGATGTTAGCCACTGATCGCCTCCGGGAGCACGCCGATTGCCGAGTAGTTCACTTCGCGCACGCCGCGTTCGTTCACGCGCACCGCCGTTGGATAGACCCTTTCGACTTCGGACGCAAGCACGCCCCGGAACCGCTGCCCGGAGCCTTTAAAGCTGAACTCGTAGACCCCCACGCCGTCCGGGCGCATGTAGTCCAGGACGATATCCTGCTTCAGGGCGTCGTCGGACGCGGCGATGAACGGCGCGGCGAAGCTCGCCACCTTGAGGATGCTGCCGAGGATGCCGCCCGTGCCCGAGGCCTTCGAGGCGGACGCCATGGCGCTGTAGTTCGCGGCCTCCTCCTCGTACCCGGCGATGTTGATGGCCCCCTGGTTCGCGATGAGCTGCTTCGTCAGGGAGCCTTGCTGCGCGCTATCGCGCATCACGTCGAGCGCCGACCCGGAAGCCGCCAGTCCCGCGCCCGCCACGTCCGCCTTCTGACCGCCGATGGTCTGGTAGATTTTCCGCTGAGCCTGGGTCTCCTGGATCGCGGTGGACTGCGCGGCGATCTCCGCGTTCTGCGACGCGAGACCGGCGGCCTTGCTGTAGCCCTTCGCCGAAGCGAACGAACCCACCGCGCCGAAGAGGTCGGAGACTGCGCCCCCGAGGTCGGAAAATCCTGCTGCTGAGATGCCGGGCATTTAGCGGTCCTGCGTGTGGAGGAAGGCCCCCATCGTACTGACGTTGGCCGGGTACGGACGGTCGATCTCCCAGCACAACATCGAGTTGAAGCTGTAGGTGTCGTCCAGAGTATCCCAAAGCACGTCGGAATACAAGGTCGTCAAGGGCAGAGTGGTCTCGTCATCCGCGCCGTGCAGATTGCCGGGCCGCAGGAAGTTGAAGTCCGTGCCGAAGCTGATCCCCTGCGTCTTGAAGAGGAGGGCTCCGAACATATGCGAGCGCCGGGTCTTGGCCAGCGCAGGGCCGTTCCGCGAGCCCGCCTCCTGCGGGTTGATGGGCCGGAGGATTTGCCCCTGGCTCGTGAAGGTATAGCCGATGGCGACAGGGACCGTCCAGAACACGCCGTCGCTCGGCGGGATCGCTGCCGGGATCGGGTTCGGGCTCGGGCCGAGGGTCGCCCAGGAGGTGAAGCTCGCGGGCGTCGTCCCGATCTGCGGGACCGTGCCGCCGCTCGTGTACTGGAGGTTGACGAAGACGTTGCCGGTCTGGTCATCGGAGAACTGCTGGCTCGGCGCTCCCGCGATGAAGGTCAGCGAACCGCTGCTGGTCATCACGCCGGTCGCGGTGTTGATCGACCGCATGATCGCCGTCGCGCCGGAACCGTCCAGGAAGTTGTAGCGCCCGTGCCGCAGCCGCGATTGGTTGACGAGCTGGAACGACGCGAGGGTGTTCGTGATGACGTTGCTCCACATGACCGCGCGGGTGTGGACGTTGATCTTCGCGATCCGGGTTTCCCCGGCGGGGCCGCTGACGCCCAGGTCGGTCCAGAACGCCGTGCCACCGATGGTCGGGGTGTGGTTCGTGTTGCTGTTCTGGAGGCTCACGAAGTCGTGCCCGCTGATGCTCACGAGGTCGCCGATCACGTAGGTCGATATGGCCGACCACGCGGCGAGGGCCTGGGTCGTGAAGTGCCCGATGATGTTGCCGTCCGTCTGGTCGAGCATGATGCCGGGGCACGTGGTGACGTGGGTCCAGCCGGTCCCGATGTTGGCCGGGGCGACGAAGCCGATCTTGTCCATCGCCGACGTGCCGAAGGAGATGAGCACGCGGTACAGGCCGATGCTGATAGAGCCGCCCAGGTTGTTCGTGGAGGTCAGCACCCAGGCCCGCCCGCGCCCGCCGATGGCCGTGCCGGGGCAGACGACGCCCAGGAACTCGTCGGTGTGGTGGTCGGCCCCGTCCCACACGATGGGGTTGAAGGCGAAGTCCGGGTTAGTCAGCGAGAGCACGCTGATCTGGCCGCTGGTCTGCGACGAATTTAAAGCGGTGCTCACGAGGTAGGTGGCGCGGTTGATCGTCACCGTGCAAACGTCGCGCGGGTAGGCCCAGTGCGTGGCGTCAGTCGGCATGGCGCTGGAAGCGACCCCGAACGAGGCCAGCTCAGCGAAGGTCTTGCTGTCCATGCGCTTCAGGATCGCGACGTTGGTCGCGCCGATCCAGCCGTAGAGGTAGCCGTCGCCCGCGTACATGAGGCCGTTGTTGCCGTTGGGCGAGCTGACCGGGCCGTCGAGCAATTTAAAGCTCGTGGCGCTGTAGCTGGCGATCTTGCCGTCGAAGGCGTCGCCGATGAAGAGCCGCCCGCCATCCCAGTCCACGGACGGGCCGCCGTTGTCGTGGGTCAGCGGGGACAGGTCGAAGTTCTGGATGCCGGTCAGGGTCGGCACGGGCGGCACGCTGTTGGGGGTGCGGACGATGGCGAGACCCAGGCCGTGGAAGTTGCTGGTCGAGTTGAGGCTGGCGAGCCACCCGTTGGTCAGGAGCGGGTTGCCGGAGCCGTCGATGGGAATGTCCAGGTGGCCGTCCGCCGCGACCGTCAGCGTCCCCGCGTCGATCCCGCCAGCGAACACGTCCACCGACTGCCCGGCGAGATAGTGGAGGCTGTAGAGGCGCAGGACTTGCGGCGGCCCGACGAGCACTTCCCACATGCTGGGGGTCTCGGCGAAGTCCACGTACATCGCGTCGCCGATGGTCCAGTCCACGTCGAACATATCGGTCTGGAGGAGCGACCAACGCTTGTCGTTGGCGTCCTTCACGATGAGCGCGAGGGCGTCGATGGTGCCGTCGAAGTTCGGCCCGGCCTGGATGCTCTCGACCGTCAGGCCGTGCATGTCGTGCCGCGCCCAGCCCGCGAAGTCCGGGGGCTCGCTCGCATAGGGCTGCTCGCGCCGATAGGTGCAGCTCAGCAACGCGCCGTTCGTGTCCCTGGCCCAGATCGTCGGGACCTTCTCCCGCTGGTAGGCCAGCTCAACGATCCCCGGCTGGGTCAGATGCTTGCCGGTCAGGGACAGGTTGTGGGCCGACAGGCCACGGAAGTCGGTCGTGACGTACTCCAGCACCTTCTTGTTGAGGCGCTGGACGAAGGTGATCGTGATGCCTGTCCGCTTCGGCGGGACGTTGGCGCAGCCGTAGACCGTCCGGCGGTGGGCCTGGACCGACGTGGGGGTCAGGTTGTCGTTCTGGGCGCTCGCCTGGACGAGCCATTCGCCCGCCTGGGTGCCGCAGATGATGCCGAGGGTGTCGGGCTCCATCCAGAAAATCTTGTTCACGTCCTTCGAGTTGAAGACGTAGGCGCAGGAGTTGTTGTCCGCGACCGTGCCATCGGAGGCGGTCGGGCTGAAGTTGAAGGGGTCGTTCGACACGCTGCCGTCCAGGCGGTTGCCGATCACGCCCGCGAGCCACAGGCGGCCCTCGTGGTAGGTGCCGCACGTCGGGTAGCCCGTCGTGTTGCTGTAGAGGCCCAGCCTCCACGTGGCGCAGGCCGAGGTGCGTGGCAGGTTCGTCACGCCGTCCACGGGCGTCAGGGTGGCCGTGACGACGGTCGGCGAGGTGTAGGCCGTGATGGTCGCCCAGACCCAGATCGCCGCCGTGGTCGAGATGGCCCAGTTCACCACGTCGCTGTCCGGCTGCTTGCCGGTGTTGGCCTTTAAAGCCTGATAGTACGTGCCGTCGAACTTGACCTGATCGCCGACTGCATATCCCGTGCCAACCGCCCAGGCGGCGGGTTCGCTGAAGAGGCGGACGAAGCGGCCCACGTCGGTCGCGGCCCAGCGGGTCGAGCCTCCGGCCAGGGTCAGGGTCGTGCTGCCCGAGACCGCGCCGGGAGTGATGGTCGTGCCATCGGTGGGCGGGTCCAGATATGGACCATCTTTAAAGACCGCCGGGCCGAGGCTGAAGACCGCGAAGTCGGTGCCGGTCTCGGGCTGGGTGCTGATGATCGCGTAGGGCTGGTAGGCGTTGTGCAGAAGCAGGAGGTCGGTCTGGTCCTGGACCGTGTTGATGGCCTGGAGGTCCGCCGTCTGATAGGGCGTGGCGAAGTCGGCGATCCGCGCGACCGTCAGCTCCGTCGAGCCCAGGACCATGCTGGTCCCGTCGATGGTGACGCCCGTCACCGCGTCGGCTATGGTAAAGGTGTTCGCGCCCGTGACCGTGACCTCAAGCTGGCGACCCAGGAGCGCGGCGATGCTGGCGTTGGCCGTCTGGTTCGGGGCGAGCGTCACCAGAACCTCGTCGCCGGTCGCCCAGGTGTGCGGGGCGTCCACGGTGACGGTCACGGGGTTGCCGGTGTCCAGGCTGTCGATGACCCGCGTGCCGAAGCTCTCCTGGACGATGCCCGCGCCCGCGAGGAAGCGGAGGTGGCCGTGCGTCAGCTCCAGGTTGTAGCTGTGGCTCTCGGCGAAGTGGAACTCGCGCAGCACGCCCGGCGCACCCTTGCGCGTGGGGCCGATGAGGCGCTGGCCGGGACGGCGCACCCACGAGCCCTCCTCAATCGGCAGGCCGTTGCGGCAGACGTTCATGCCCGTGCGGTAGCGCGGGTCGTCCATGCGGCCTTGGACCAGGGGGCTCCACTCGCCGCCGAGGAAGCTGGTCTGGAGATAGGATGCGTCAGCCATTTAGAACCTGCAAACGATGTAGTCGTCAATCGGGCTCTGCACGGGTCCTTGTTCGATGCCGTTGACTTGGCGGGCGTCGCTCATGAACGTCTTGTAGGCCGCACCGATCATCTGCATCTTCTCGGTGCTCTGTGTCAAGCTCTCACACACCTCCAGCCCGATCCGCGCGCCCAGGCCTTCGCAGAACATGGGGTCGAACTTCGAGACCGTGGTGACGGACGCGGCGAAGCGGAAGACGATCAGGCTCGTGGTGGCGCTGACGATGAAGCCGTCGCCGAACTCCCAGTCGTCCGGCTGGTCGCCGTGGGGCGCGCCCAGGAAGTTGATGTTGCCCTCCTTGGGGTCCTGCGGGGCCTCGCGCAGGAACGCGCCCGGCAGCAGGTAGACGTTGCGGGTGTCGCTGTTGTTGCTCGGGCCAGCGCCAAGCGGGTACAGGATGTTGAGCGGCGTGCCGATGGCCCCGAGGCTCAGCCAGTTGGCGGACGGCGGGATATCCG